AAATTAATGTCTTATTTAGACAAAGTAATTGAACGCCGTGATGCAGTGAAGGCAGAGATGGATGCAGTTCTTGAGGCAGTAGCCGCTGAGAATCGCACCGATCTAACTGCTGATGAAACAACTAAGGTAGATGCTCTAGTTGCAGAATCACGCTCACTAGATTCAAAGATTGAAAACTTAAAGACCCAGGCAGATGCAGATGCAAAGGTTGCAGAAGTTCGTGCAGCAGTTGCAGATGTAGCAATGCCAAAAACAGGTGGTGCAAAGGTAACCCGTGAGGAGCGTACCTATACACCAAACTCAGGAGCATCATTTATTAAAGATGCTTTCAATGCGCAATTCAAGCAAGACTTCAGCGCTTCAGATCGCCTTGCACGCCACATGCGTGAGGAAGAAATTGAGCGCCGTGATGGTGACACTACAAACTTTGAAGGTTTAGTAGTTCCACAGTATCTCACTCAATTAGCCGCACCTTTGGCTAGAAGTGGTCGCCCAACGCTAGACTTCGCAACCAATCAAATGGCACTACCAGCAAGCGGAATGACTTTAAACATCAGCCGCATGACAACTGGCACATCAACAGCGATTCAGCAAACACAAAACACAGCAGTTTCAGAAACTGATGCTGATGATACTTTGCTAACTATCAATGTGCGCACAATTGCAGGACAGCAAGACCTATCACGCCAAGCAATTGAGCGTGGAACAGGTATTGATTCCTTTGTAATTGGTGACTTGATTCGTTCATGGCACACAACACTTGATTCACAGGTGTTAAATGGTGCAGGAACTAATGGAACCATTAAGGGTATTCGTAACTCAGGTGGAAGCGCAGTAACATTTACTGCAACAACTCCAACAGTTGCACTTCTATATCCAAAGTTGGCAGATGCGTTGCAGAAAGTTCAAAGCAATGTATTTACAACTCCAACTGCTTGGATTATGCACCCACGCCGCCTAGCATTCTTGCTAGCAGGCGTTGATGGTCAGAATCGCCCATTAGTAGTTCCTGCTGCTGGTGGCCCAATGAACGCAGTTTCAACTGGTTCAGGCACTGCTCAATATGGAAACTCAGGTTATCAACTACTTGGCTTGCCAATTATCACTGATGCCTCAGTTGCAACTGATCTAGGCGCTGGAACTAACCAAGATGAAATCTACTTGGTTGATGGTCGTGAGATGCACCTATGGGAGCAACCAGGATCACCATTCTCACTTCGATTCGAAGCGACAACTGCTGGTTCATTAACTGTAAAGAGCGTTGTTTACGGCTATGCCGCATTCACCGCAGAGCGCTATCCATTAGCCGCATCAATCATTAGCGGAACTGGCTTAGCAGCACCAACCTTCTAATTTAGAAGGCAATTAAGAACTGTTTAGGTGGTTTAACCTCCCCCGATTAAACCACCTAAACTCCTAAGTAGTTCGGGGGAACTATGAAAAGCGCACACAAAGTAACAATCGGTTCATGCGATTCAGGTGAAGTAAATGGTTCATTTGCTTACACAATGATTCAATTAGCCCAATCAAGATCAGCAAGATTAGGGCCATTCATAAGAGTTAAAGGCTCAGGATTACTTTCTAAGATTCGTAATCAAATAGTTAAACAATTTTTAGATAACACAAAATCTGATTGGCTTCTGATGGTGGACAGCGATCAGCAATTAGGGGTTGCAACTTTTGATAAGTTGATTGATACGGCCCACGATTTAGAACGGCCAGTTGTAGCAGGATTAGTATTTGCTGCTTTTAATGATGGCAATAGCGAATATCCAAAACCAGTTCCTGCTATCTTTCAAGATGTGCCAGAGGGATTCTTACCTCTCTATAAATATGATGAGAATAAAGTTTTTGAAATAGATGCCGCAGGCACTGGATGCCTGTTAATCCATCGAAGCGTTTTAGAAAAGATGCGTGAAACAGCCGATCCCAATATGGGTAAAAACTGGTGCTGGTTCTGGGATGGCCCGATAAATGGTGAATGGATTGGCGAGGATTTACTTTTCAGCCGTCGCATTCGCTCACTTGGATTTCCAATTTATGTAAATACTGGGGCAATTTTACCTCATCAAAAATCTTACTGGTTAGATGATAGGCACCATAAATTATGGAAACATTAAAAAAGATTTTTAAGAAAAGAATAAAACCAAAAGAAACGGCTACTGCCGAGCCTTTACTTGAAAGAGCAATTTTACCCAAAGCGGAAAGAAGGATAAAGCGTGCCAATTGTTAATGGTTACTGCACACTTGCTGAACTAAAAGCATCATTAAATATTACAGATGCAGTTGATGATACCGCTTTAGAGGTAGCAATTACTGCTGCTAGTAGAATGATTGATGATTATACTGAGCGTTTCTTTTATGTTAATGGCACTACTCAATCCACAGTAACTCGCTATTACACTCCAGTTGATGCGTACACAGTAAACATTGATGATATAATTACAGTTACTGAAGTTGCTACTGATGATAACTTTGATCGTACTTATGGAACAGTTTGGGCAACTAGCGATTATATGGTTGAGCCAATAAATAACCCAACTAAATCTTGGCCTTACAATAGAGTTTTAGCAATTGGCAGTTATATTTTTCCATATCAATTACCTCAATCACTTAGAGTTAAAGGCATTTGGGGATTCTCAGCAATACCACCTGAAGTTAATATGGCAACTCTGATTCAATCATCAAGATTATTTGGTCGCAGGCAATCACCATTTGGAATTGCAGGCAGCCCTGAAATGGGAACTGTTAGATTATATTCTCGCCTCGATGCTGATGTTGAAGTTCTGCTTCGCCCATTCCGCAAGAACGGCGGCTTGGCTAAGTGATTCCAAGCAATGTTAGAGATGGTTTAAAAACTCGCCTGCAAACAATAACTGGGCTTAGAGTTTATGATTTAATTCCAGATACAGTAACGCCACCAGCAGCAATTGTTGGGCAACTAGATTTCACCTTCGATATAAACAATGCAAGAGGCTTAGATCAAGCCAATTGTGATGTCTTGGTGATTGTTCAACGCCTATCAGAAAGAGTAGCCCAAGATAAGTTAGATGCTTTTCTAGCAGGATCAGGGGCTGGCTCGATTAAAACCGCAATTGAAGGCGATAGAACTTTAGGTGGTGCAGTAAACACACTTAGAGTTATTAGCGCCGAAGGTGGAACTTATGAATCTGCTGGCACTTTATTCCTATCTTATAGATACCGCCTCACACTTTGGGGTTAAGGAGAAAAAATGTCTTATGTAATTACCTCAGAACTAGAGGTTTGTAATAAAAAGAAAGGTGAATCAATCACCGAAAAAGAATTGCTTAGTGCAGGAGCCAACATCAAGGCATTGATAGAAGGCAACCACATTAAGGCAACTGGGGGAACAACCAAACCAGCAATCCAAGAAGGAGCCGATAAATAATGCCAAGATTAGTATTAACAAATGCGAAGGTTACGATAAATTCAGTTAATTTATCTGATCACATCGCAAGCGTTACTTTAAGTACCAGTGCTGATGTAGTGGACACAACAGGGTTCTCATCAACAGCAGCAAGAAGCCGTGTTGCTGGTTTGTTAGATAATTCTGTAACTCTTGAATTTCATCAGGACTTTGCAACATCAAATGTTGAACAAACAATTTATCCGCTGATTGGAACTACAACTACTGTTGTTGTTACTCCAGTTGATACAACAGTAGGTGCAACTAACCCTTCCTATACATTTTCTGCATTAGTTGCAGAATGGCAACCATTATCAGGCGCAGTTGGCGAATTAGCCACTGCATCTGTTACTTGGCCAATTTCAGGATCAATCACTAAGGCGGTCATCTAATGCCAAGAATAGTACTAACCAATGCTTCAGTTACTTTTGCAAGTACTGATATTTCAAGTTATGTAAGTTCAATAACTTTAAGCACATCACTAGATGTTGTTGATACAACATCTTTTGGAAATACTGCTAGAACCAGAGTTGCAGGATTAGCCGATAATCAAGTAACAATAGAATTTTTCCAGGATTTTGCATCTGGTGCTTTAGAATCTATTGTTTATCCAACAATCGGAACATCTGCTGCAATGGTAGTTAAGCCAGTAGCAGGAACTACAACTGCAACAAATCCACAATACGCATTCAATGCGCTAGTTTCAGAATGGCAACCACTATCAGGTGCCGTTGGTGAACTAGCAACTGCAAGCGTTACTTGGCCAATTTCAGGTGCAATAACCAAATCATAACTAACTAGGGGGAAATAAAATGGATGGATTATCACTAAAGATCAAAACCAATGATGGTGTAGATGCAACTTATGTATTACGGCCTCGCACCATCGTTGCTTTTGAACAAAAATTCGGTAAAGGATTGGCAAAATTATTTGCAGAGGATCAAAAGATGGAACACATCTATTTCCTTGCCTGGCAATCTCTAAGAGATAATGGCCGAGTTGTAAAACCTTTTGGCCCAGAATTTTTAGATACGCTTGAATCTGTTGAAATGGTTTCTGACCCAAATTCAGAATCCACCGAGATAGCCTAACCTTTGCAATTGCAACGGCCTCGGTGGAGTTAGGCATCTCTCCTATTGATTTGATAGATGCCCCTGATGGTGTCTTAGAAGCAATGTTTGCTTATCTAAAGGAAAGAGCAAAGGCGAATAAATATGGCTGATGAAGTTATCGTTTTATCAGGTATTAAAGAAACTCAAGATGCCTTAAAAGAATTTGATAAAGCAGCGGCTAGAAAATTCAATAAAGTAATTAATGATGAATTAACTAGGGCTGAGAGATCAGCAGATAATCTAGTAGTTCAATTCACAAATCCTGTTTATGGAACTCCGATGCGTGGCTGGCGAAAAACTCCAGCCACTAATCCTAGAACTAGAGGTGGCGCTGGCTGGCCAGCCTGGGATGTTAGCGAGATTCAAACAGGTATCACCAAAAGCAGGGTGCAAGGTAAAACTAGAGGTGATTACACCACTAGCGCTGGCGCATTAGTTAATAAGAGCGCCGCTGGTGCAATATTTGAAGTTGCAGGCAGGCGTGGCAACGCATCAAGAAATCAATTTATTAGATATTTAAGTAACTCATTTGGTAAAGCCTCCCGCCTTATTTGGGCAGTTGTTGATAAAGATAAAGAGGCAATTCAAAGGCGAGTTGCAGCAGCCCTAGAGGATGCTAAAAAAACATTACAAAACAATTTAAACAGTAGGAGATAAAATGGCAACTGGCGCAGTAATTGCTCGTATCATTACGCAGTATTCTGCCAAAGGTTCAAAGCAGGCTCAAAAAGATATTACTAAACTTGGTAAAGATTTTGATAAATTTGCCAAGAGAAGCGCTAAAGCATTTGGTATTGCTGCTGCCGCCTCTGCCGCATTTGCTACTAAAATTGGAGTAGATGCAGTTCAGGCTGCAATGAGCGATCAAAAGAGCCAGGCATTACTTGCTTCAACTTTAAGAAACACTGTTGGCGCAACAGATGCAGTTATTGCAAGCACTGAGCAGTACATAACTGCCTTACAAAAAGAAGTTTCTGTTGCCGATGATGAACTCCGCCCAGCGCTGGCTACCCTAGCCAGAGCAACTGGCGATGTTGCCTCTGCGCAATCATTACTTGGAACTGCGCTTAATGTTTCTGCTGGAACTGGTAAAGATTTACAAACTGTTACTTTGGCATTGGCTAAGGCATCAAATGGTAATCTTGGGGCATTAACTAAGGTTGGTATTCAACTTGATGCGGGTACTATCAAATCAAAAGATTTTAATAAGGCTCTTAGTGTTTTAAATAGTACCTTCAAAGATCAGGCTGATGTTCGTGCCAAAACTTTAGAAGGTAGATTAAAAGGATTACAAATCGCCTATGGCGAAATCCTTGAAACTCTAGGTTATGCGCTTTTACCTGTTGTTGAGCAATTTGCTAGTGTAATTTCAACTAAAGTTTTGCCTCAATTAGAGGCTTGGATTAATGCCAATAAAGATCAATTGGCTGCTACTTTAGATACAATCCTAACAAAACTTCCTGCATTAATAATTCAAGTTTTTAATTTATTTGATTACATTCAACGCAACATTAAAACTATTCAAGTTTTCGGTGCCGTATTACTAACTGCATTTGCAAGCGCTAAAGTTTTTGCAGGTATAATCGCCTTAACAGGTGCAGTAAGAATTTTAGCAGTAGCCTTCGGCGCTCAAGCCGCAGCAGCAACCGCAGCAGGTATTGCCACTGGTTTGGCAACCGCTGG